CCCCATACGGGCTGCCATAAACATACACAACAACATGATACAGAGGGTAAAACTTTGAGAAAGAGAAAAACCCGTAGTTCATACAGAAACAAATCTGACCTTCGCCCCGATTCAGGAGCAAGGCACAAGAAGAAGAACAAGAAAAGATATGTCGAAAACCAGAAGGAGAAGTTCAGAAAGTCAAAGGAGTGGAAGGAATTTAGAGGTCGGATGGCAAAGCTGTTCAACCACCGCGACTACATAACGGGCAGAAAGCTCGTAAAGGGGTTCAACGTCCACCATTTAAGGACGGAACAGGACGCCGAAAACTATTGCGACATATCCAATGAAGAGGAATTCATACCTCTGAATTCATATTGCCACAAGATGCTTCATTATCTGTTCATCTTCTACCAAAAGGACAAGACAATCATGAACAGAATAAGAGAAATACTTGACAAGATGTGCGACCTTTCGGTGAAGCACGGTGTAGACCCCGTTGACCTTGATCATTGTCTTCAAGACATAGAAGAAACCGAACCCCAAGACGAGTATGACCCGGAAATTGACGGAGACGGTGGCAACGAGGAAATGCTTGAATAGATGGAAGACATAGAGCAACTGGATGAAACCCAGCCGGAATATGACATTCCAGAGCAGGAACCTGACGAATACATTTCATCTAAGGAACTTGGAAATCAAATGTTTCCAAAACCCGAAGTATGATTTACAGGGCTATTGTATGAGCCTGTGAGAATGGAATTCTTGTGCTGGTTATTGGCGGCATAAGGGACTGGTTGTACAACGCCTCGTTCTCCGCGTTCATTCGGTCAATTTCCTCATAGTCCTTTGCCAATCTCAAGTCAATGTCAAGTTGGGACAATTCATCCTCTACGTATTCTTGGGGTTTTGGCAATTTGGCGTTGGGGTCTGACTTGAACAAGCCCGGACGCAAATTCCTGTCCCATGCCAATGGATTTCTGTACGCCATTAATCCACCCCGTCATTAACCAAAGGGATTGTCTCCGCCCTCGTCACCACCTGCGTCATCTCCACCTTCATCGCCTCCAGCTTCATCTCCACCAGCGGCGTCGTCACCACCTTCTTCTCCGCCACCTTCTCCCCCTTCACCATTCTCCTCATCGGCGGTTGTGACGTTTATCTTGTTGGTGTTGAAAATGCTATGTGCAAGCAGTTCCTCAAGGCTGGACATAGACATTGTCTTCAACTTCGTAATCTGAGAAGCGTCAATCTCGCCACCCATGTACTTCTCGCCAATGCCCTCAACCATTGCGGCCATGATACCATCAAACAAACGAAGTTGGTTCATTTCGTTTATCTCTGCGTCAGTCATTCCCAAGATGTTCTTCTGCGCCCAAGTCTTTGACATTTCATCGCGGTCGGCATACTTGGCGTAAAGATCCATCTTCTGTGTGATTTCCTGGTTGGAAATGAACTTGGAATAGACGTATGGCGGAGTGAATTCAACGTAGAAGTCACTTTCCTTCATCTGGTTCTTCTGCCATATTCCACGCAGCTTCAAATGGACGATGAACGAGTCTTGCAACGCCTTTGCGAACTTCATTTGAATGCCAAGTTCCATCTTGGAGAAGGAGAATTCCTCTTGCGTGATTTCGGTTGAAGCACGGTAGGAATTGGATTCAAGGTTGTCCCAGCGCGTGTATGGAACGCCAAATTGCTTTATGAGACGTTTCAAGAAGAACTTGAGGTCTTCAATCTGGTCGTATTGCGCCGTTGATTCAACAGTGGAAACCGTAGTGCCATCGTTTGCGTTGGATTTCGGGAACACCCAGGAATCCAACATGGAACTTGGATTGTAGGTCTTGCCAATCATGGAATTGTTGGACTGGCGGTCAATCTTCGCAACCTTCTTTTCGGAAAGTTTCTGCGCAAACTTCCTAACATATTCATGCGCAACCTTGTCCGCCATTCCACCAGTTGCTATGTTGAAGAGAAGTCTCTGCGGTGCCCTCGTAACGCGGAGAATAACCGCGGCGTCCTGCAAGAGAACCAATTGGTAGTACGCCTGCTTCACGCCCTCAATGATGGAATAGGTCACTCGCCCATTTGGAGATTTCTTGTCATGCGAGAAATACGTTATCTGCGGGAACAGCAAAGGCACAACGTTCTGCGCCGAACTGAAATCCAATCCACGGTAGCCATTGGTGTAAATGGTGTTGAATATGGCGGAGTTCTGCGAGTAGTACGCGGACAAAGTGTATTGAAGTTCCTGTGCGTACTTGTCAAGGTCAAAGTAGATGCCGCAATTCTCGCCAGTAGCCTGGTTGATGAGAATGTCGTAGAAATCGTTTCTCAACCGCTTCACGCCTATGATTCCCAAGGACGGAATGTCGTGGTTGATGATGTTTTCCCAGGCAACCTCGCCCTCAATTACATAGGTGCGGATGATGTCCACAATGTTGTTGCGGATGTCAAACAACTTGATGAAGTTGGAAAACTCCTTCTAAATGAGTTCCTGTTGCTGTGGCGTTATCTTGTCGGAAATGTCCTCGGAGAAATTCAATCGTATGAACTCTCCAGTAGATGACACCGTAAGGAAGTCGGACGCGATTTCGTTTATGCACCAGTTGCACTCGGGGAATTCAGAAATGGCGCGGTACTGCCAAAGACGTTGGCACTTGTCCGTTATGAGGGGAATGTAGTTGTGGTTGAACTCGTCTGAGACGTAGCCAAAGAACGCCGTGGAAATTCCAGGATTCTGCAGGGACACGATACCCTGCTTCTCCACAATCTTTTCAATCTTTGAGGTATAGGACTTGAAAGTCTCGAAGTTACGGTTCTATGCGAGAATCTATATCCTGTCCTCTCCCTCTGGTCCGACGTTTCCCGCGCCCTACGTGTTAAGCTTGTTCATTCTGTCCACGGGGCTCGCGGATGCAGTCAATACGCTATGGTTGTTGTTGTTCGCCATTATGGAATATACCCTAAATCAATTATATGAGTATTTACCATTATCAACCGCATTCGCAATAAAGAACCTGGACATCGGCGTGCTTGTTGAAATCGGAATCCCAGCCATTGAGAGCGTAGATGGACTTCGAGTCCTGACCATTTCCACCCTGACCCATTTCAATTCCGAAGAGACGCTCACCTTCATTGATTCGCCTCTTCAACTGATCAAGGTCTGAACACCACTTGTCAAGTTCCACATCATAGCCCTCTGCAATAAGACGTTCGGTGTTCTCTATGGTGTTCATGGTGATTTCGTAAAGACCCATGTAGTTGGCGCGTGAATAGGAACACTCATCGTGGCACTTCTTGGCGCAGTCCAGGATATTTCCCACAACGCGCTTGCGGTATTCCTGGTCGGATTCCACGTCCTTGTTGTGCCACCCAACAATGCTGTAATGCATGGTTTCCGCGTCAACGGTGATTCCACACGCGATTATCGGCTCTTCAATCTCAATCTCATCATCGGACTCCGAAAGAACCTTGGGCTTGGGGAAATCGGGGTCGGCATCCATGTTCTTCATATCAATTTTGAACTCGTCAATCCACTTCTTTCCGGTTATCTTCGTGGTGAAAGTCCCCGCCTTGAAAGAACCCAGGAACAACAGCTCAAAAGTATTGAGGCAGTATTCAAGGTTCCGACGGTTGTTGTCATCAAGCTCCTTGACGAATTCCTCGGGGTAGTCATAGTCCTTGTCCTCTGAACACGCCTTTACGACATCCTTGACAAAATCCTTGAAGGGATAGTTCTTCGTGAGAACCACCACAAAGCTGCTTGAACTTGAATTGCTGACGTAATCACTTCTGATTTTCATTGGTTGCCTCCTTCACTACTTCCAACCTGTCCAAAATCCTTCCAAGGAAGGTGTCTCTATCCCGAAAGGCGTGTTCGGTGTCTGAATCGTCTGGCTCAAAACCAAATTTCTTGAAATACTTGTAGAGGAACGCAAGGTTGCCCATCGCCTCCTTATCCCAATCATCGCACTCAAAGCCCAGAGCCGTGATTTCCTCGGGCTTCTTGGGGTCTGCGTGGGTGTCGGTGTCACCATCGTACTCGCCCTGAATGTAGTCCTCGCAGAACTTGCTGGGGTTGTTCCAGTCAAGCCAGTCATCCGGACCGCTGTTGGTGGTGAGAACGCCAACGTTCATGGTCTCGCCCAATGGGTCATAGGCGCCGTAGATGCAATCCCCGAAATCTTCAAGGAACATCTTGGCCGCCTTGTCGGCATCCTTCTTGATGATGAAGGAGCTGGAACTTGAATTGCTGACGTAATCGCTTCTCACTTTCATTTCATTTCTCCTTGATACTCAACCACACTCGTTGAAGAATGTCGATCCACTGGCGTCCGAACCACCCGTGACAATATCCACCTCATCGTACTTCGCGTCCAATCCCTTCTCGTTGAGCGCGTCAACAACTCGGGTCTTGTACTCCTTCAAGGTTTCGGTGTCCTTCATCTTGTTGTCGCCAGACTTCATGTCATAGCCAACCAAAACTTCCTCAACATCTTCTCCCCAATCACGTTGGGCAATCTGGAAGTCAAGCCCAGCATTCTCAAGAACCCGATACAACACCTCAGAGAAGGATTCCAGCTCAATGAATTCCTCAATGGACTCGCATTCGGAACCGTATTCGTGGTTCAAGTCCTCCAGCAGCTTGCCCTTGTCCTTCACCAGCTTGTCCATAAGCCCGTCAACGTCGGAAAACACCTTCCCAACTATCACGAAACTGGATGAACTGGAATTGCTAACGTAGTCTGTGCGGATTTTCATTGTTTACCTCAAAGGTCAAGGTCCGAACCACGAATGCTGTTGTAGTCAAAGTGGTCGTCCCCACTGATTTCAATCTGCTTGTACTTGCTCTCAAGGATGGTGGCAACCTGCACTGCGTTTGCCAAGTCCTCGCCAAAATCGTCACCGCACTGGCAGTAGACAGAACTATTCTCCTGTTGAAGAACGAGACGGATGAAGTTCATTTGACCATAGCCATCCTCGGCCATGATGTTGTCGGAGTCAACGTTCACCTCAATGTCCAACTCGTCATCGTACTTCCATATCTCAACGTTCTGTCCAAAGACGGTTTTCGCCTTTTTCTCAAACTCATTCAACTGTTCAAGGCTTTCGCAATGGCAGCGAAGGGTGATTCCATGAACGTGCTTGAGCAGCTTCATAAAGCCCTCGTCAATGCAGGCTCCCTTGTCCTCAAAGTCAATGATGAAGGAACTGGAGCTGGAATTGCTAACATAGTCGTTTCTGATTTTCATTTCTTGATTCTCCTTAATGGTTGTTTGACCACTTTATGAATTCGGGATCCAACATGCACATGGTGTCGTAGAGGCTGCGGACGCATTCCTCATCGTTGTCATATCCCTCCACGTTGTGTTCATCGTCATAGCCGTAGAACTCAACGCACTTCAATCCGTTGTGAAGCCCGTCACAGTAGTTCGCTTCAATCTCGGGCGCACCATACTTCTCGTAGTACCGATTGTAGGTGTCGCAGTCCACTATGAAACTGGACGAACTTGAATTGCTCACATAGTCGTTTCTCAGTTTCATTGCTGCAAAGCCTTTCCAAAGTATTCCTTGATTTCCTTCTTCACCTTGCCCCACACGTCCGACAAGTCTCTATTTCTCCTCAGATTCTCGTTGCTCCATCCATAGGGGTCAATGTCAACGTTGAACTCGTTGTCAACGCAATCTATGTCAAAGCCCTCTACGCCAGACAAGCCACAACATTCCTCGAAGAACCCAACCAACTCATCCAAGAGTTCATCAACAGAGGAAACAACAAGCGTGTCCTCCGCGTCTGCGCAATTGTCTGCCCAATAGCAATTCACATTGAATGTCATTGTATTTTCTCCTTTATTTCAACCGTTGTCGTTGCCACCGCGGATGTAGGACTCCTTGAAGCGGAGGAAATCGTACAAGGCATCCTCGGACTCAAACATTTCCATGCAGCTGCCCTCGGACGAAGCCGACTGGTGGTCGATGTAGAACTCATCGTCAATGCAAGTCCAGGCGTGGTAGCCCTTCTCCTCATCGTGGAAAATCTTCGTCTTGATGGCATCGGCGTTCAGCTTGACGTTGAAGTGAAACTTCTCCTTGCAGACCTTCCGAAGCATGTTCATAGAGACGGTCAAAGTCCTTGCCAGTGAAGTCCCTCTTGTACTCTGTCTCCCTTCCATCAACTTTCTCCATGAAAAGGTAGAGAAGCTGGATTGCCACGAAGTTCAACTTGCTGTCAAAGGTGGAAGTGTCCTCCCACTCCCATCCGAACTGATGCTTTCCGTTCTTGTTCGGAATCTCGTATGACATCCAGTCCTCCTCGAACTTGGCATGGTCGTACATGATTCCAAATGTGTCGTCCGTACCTTCCTTCACAATCACGATGAAGGAAGAGGAACTTGAATTGCTGACGTAATCTCCACGAATCTTCATTTAGCACTCCCGTCCACCATCAACATGACAGGCAATCTTGCAGTCCTTGCCGGTGAGCTTCTTGAGCAAGTCCTTGATGCGCTTCTCAAAGTCCTTCTTGGTCTCGTTGGGCTTCATGTCGGCATAGCCCAAGCCAATGCAGTACTCATCGTAGTATTCCTCAATGCCCCTGCAGAAGCGAAGGTCTGGGAACTTGTCCTCAAGGGCTTCAGCCAGCTCGTAGGTATCCCAGTCATCGTAGTTGTCCTCCTCACCATCCTCCTTATGGTAATCTGACTTCACCTTGTTCAACTTCGCCATTTCAACAATGGCGTCGGTTCCAAATTCACTGCCAACCACCATGAAGGAGCTGGAGCTGCTGTTGCTCACATAATCTATTCGGATTTTCATTTTGCTTTCCTTTATCAAGCCCTTTTGTCAACAAGTTCTTCAACTATGCCAAGAACTTCAGCGGCGAGAAAACCCACGGCAAGGGGGATTATTGCCCCGGTGTAGATGCACCAGGCACACACCCCTATCCTCAATAGGGATTTCGCAATGCTCACAAGAAGATGTCCAGTTGAATTCACGTTGTTTTCCTTTATTGGTTTCTACTATATTATACCAGATTGTCGTCGTTTTGTAAAGTCATTAGCCTCTTTCGGACGTCGGTTATGACCTTCCCCATGAGGTTCTGACCCCTCCAGTTAGATGAATTCAAAATACCCTCGTCCTTTATTCCCATCTTTATGCCCCAAATCCCATCAACTGGAGATGCCTCAACAAAGGTCTTTCCATCAAGTTCCGGGTCAAGCAGCTTCTTTCTGTGGTAGCCACACTGCTGAAACCTCGCCAAATTGACTTCAAACATGATATTGTAGCGGACTTCATTCCACTTCTCATCGTCATAGCCCTTGACTTCCCTGCCAAGATGTTTGCACACCAGGGGGTCGTCATCTTCGTCAAGTATCTTCTGGGCGGTTTCCTCGTCGCCAAAGAACTTCGCCTTTGCCCACATGAAAGCCTGCTCGGTGCAGAAGAACTCATGCCTTTCGCCATTGAACGTCCAGAGGAACTTGCACCTTGCGAAATTGGACATGAAGCTGCCAAAGAAGAACACGTAGTTGTCAGTCACGCGATAGCCATACTCGTACATCTTGTCGGTAGTCTGAACTGGGTCGGGATATGTCGGAACTGCAGAATCGTGTGTTGCATCGAAGACGCCCTGCGCTCCAATC